AGGTGCTGGATGAGGTTCTCGTTCAGCGCAAGGAACTCGACCTTGCGCGACTTGAAGTTCCACGCGATTACGCTGGAGAGCGCGGCGATCACTACCTTGTAGCCGGTGACGGACTTCTTCTCGCTTTCGTGCTCTAGGTTGATCGGCGCAATTTCAAATGGGATATTTTTATCAATTAAAAAGGCGGCGACCTTATCTTTTGTACTGTCTATTTTGCTTTGCATTGTTGGAGGATGTGAAAAATGGCGTGATCTTTGGACTTGAGTTCTACGTCGAAGAACACGGGTTTGCCGTAGGAATTGGGAATGCCTGTGGGCATATCGGCGTGTTTGCGCGTGCCATCGACACCCTCGGAGTAATGAAACAGAGGGGTAGTAGGCCAAGTAGAATGAGCGAGATGGAAATCAGCAGAGTCATCGTTGCCGTGATTGCAGAACTGGCGATGGAGCGAATCGTAGGTGACAGGGATGCCTGCTGTCAAGTAGAAGTACTGAAAAAGGTTACGGATAGACCAAGTGCCGCTAACGTTGTCGTTGACCTCGATGACAAGACGATTGCGAACGTTGGCAGGCAGGGTACGGAAGACGGACAGGAAACGCTGTGAAATCTCTACAGGGTCGCCGTCTTGACGGCAATGGATGTTGAGAGGCGAACGGTAGTCTTGGGGCAAGCCGATAAGGTCGAAGATGTCGGCGTGCTGAGTGAGATCGTCAACGCTGTTGCGGATGGCGGTAGGATCGAGACTGGTGAGCGTGATGTACTCGGAGGGGTGAGCGGAAACGCGAACGCCGGTACGAACGATAGTGGCTGCGATCTGGTCGAGCGCAGCGCGAATGTCGGACCAGTTGGGCAAGTCCTGCAAGCGCAAGTTGACGATAGGGTGAGAGATGACAGGAACGAGCGCAGAGGAGAGGCGGTAGCCTGCGATGCCAGAGTCAGCGCAGTGCTGGATGACGCGATTGGTAACAAGGAAGTTGTTGAGGATGCGCTCGCTTACGGTGTTGATAGCTTCTGCGCGGGGAAGCTTGAGAAAGCGAGTGAGGGTCATAGTCTGGAACTTATGACCTTGGTCAGCAAGGACGTTGGAGATGCAGCAAAGTGCGAGTTGCATAAGGTGAGTGAGTCAGATCAATGGCAGCTTGTCAACAGTGCAACTGCTCGATTTTCAAATTAAAACAATTGGACGGGAACTTGTATCGGTCTCCTCTGGGATCGGGATCAAAGTCGCCGCCCTTGAAGAATGTAGCCTGCTCAAAGAAATCGCTCTTCTTGATGTAGCCAAGAATCCAGCCTCTGCTGTAGTCCCCAAAGATGCTGGTGAACAGGTAGTAGTCGCATTTCTGTTTGGTATTGTACTCCTTTACTGTGCAGTTGTGCCAAGGCTGTGGTACAACATTGCGCTCCTTGGATTTAATTTCAAATAAAAATAGCTTGGGCGAGATCCAATCGAAATCGAAGCTCATATCTGATACGATTCGCCCGCCCCAAGTCTTCTGAACCATCAGGTCGGAGAGTGCGGCTATCTTGGTTCCGTGATTATTTGTGTCCGAATTGTTCAAAATTGGAACTTGCGCGGCTCTTTCCAAAGCCTCGCTAATCATATCATTACTTATTTGAACTTCGATCATTCGTTATTTTTAAATTGATAAAAGTAGTCGTAGTTGTCTTCAGCGACCCACTTGCCTTTGCCTTCGCAAGTGAACTCTCCTTCAAATACCTTCCAATCTGGTTTCTTGTCAAGCTTTTTGGAAATAAAAGCGCCGCCATCTTTCCAAATCAGTCGGTTATTTGGCTGTAGGAATAACTGATTAACCGGATCGCCTTTCTTGTTCTGTAATCCCCAGATAAGATGTCCGCACTTGTGGCCTCCAGCCATTTCAGAATAACCGTAAGCTGCGTCGGGGTTATCGTGCCAGTCTATTGTGAATAGATATTTGCCCTCAATCCATTCACGATTCTTCAACTGCACTTCAACAGAAGCGTTCTTGTGGTACTCGTATCTGGTAACTGAAAGGGAATTTGAGTAGCAGTCCCAAAGCTGCAACCAATCGAGATCAAGCTTGGAATGCTTTGGGTCTCTGACCAGATAATGAATTGGCACTCTATCGTGTCTTGACCCAAACTCGGTCATAATCTGAAACAATAAACACCGTCTGGTTAGAGAGGTAACGCCAAACACTTCGCAAGGGATATATTCCGTATTTTTATTAGTATTATTATACAGGAAGTCGTTCTTGAGGTAAGCGAAGAATGTCGGGATATTAGAATTAAGATACGGCATTGTAATGATTTACAACTTCTTTGGCGACCTTTTCAACGCTTGGGATACACTTGAAAGAATCGTACTTTAACTGGCACTGCTGTACCTTGAACTGATGCAGGCCAGATTCGCGAACATAGTATTTCAAATTGCCCAAACATTTTTCGGCGCAATCTCCCTCAATTACTTTTAGTTTATAATCGAGACTGCCTTTTCTGAATGGCTTGTGCCAGCGATTCTCAAAGTAAGAATCTATTAAGAATATTTGCGTTCCTGTTGAGCCTGCTAGGATGTACATCCCAGTATCAAAGGTGACGTAAGAATGGGCTTTGTTCATCAAGTGCCAAGTCTGGCTCAATGAATTTATTTGCCCGCAAAGGTTTAATCCTAGCTCAACGTCCAGTTCGTGATACTCGCCAGCCCCTTCAAGAACAACAGGAATCTTATTTGCGTTTAACTCATTCACTATTTTCTGCCAGCCATCTTTGCCAAAGTCTCTGTCCACGCCGCGTTTTGCTGGAGTGATTAATACATACTTATTTGGCAAATCGACATTCACAAATGGTTCTGGATAAAACTCCAGAACCCTCTCGTCATCAAGCAGTTCAAATCCAAGCGAGTGAGCAATATACTGTTTAATATCAATATTAAACCAGAACGGATTCTTGTTTCTTAACGGCGCGAAGAAGTAGGGGTTCCCTTCTTGTATCTTGAAATTATAATCTTGCAGATTAAAGATAGCAGCAACATAAGGGTTATTTCGGAAGACTTGAGGATGCTGAGTGATGATGTCGATTTTAGAATTGAGCGTCTTGCTCAGTTTTTTTACAACTGGCAAGAAATGCATTGTATCGCCCAAGCCAAACCATAACGGTTCAGTGCAAACTGTCGGTCTTTCGTACACGTTAAGCCTTCTTTGAGCCACGCACCTTTTTACCGTTCTTGTTTTTAACGAAAGCTTGCATCTGTTCAACAGTCATAATGTCAAGTTCTGTTGTGATGTACTTGTAAAAGTCTGGGAAGCATTCCTTCAGCATCTTGAGGTTGACTACGCTGGAATCCATTGAGGGGCGATTAAACGAATTGTAAAGAATTCTAATCGCTGACTCGTCCCCTTTGATCACGGACTGACGAAGTTCTGGAGAAAGGAAGAACGAAATAAAGCACTCCTGTAAACTGTTGGTGATCATCTTCACGCCAACTTCGTACTGCTCCTGCTGAGAAAAGAACATATCGATTGGAATGTTCCAAGCCAGCATTGGAGTATCCTCGTAGTGGATAAAAATTTTGATATTCTTTTCCTTGATCTCGGCCCAGACAACTTCTCCAAGATAACTGTGGCAAACCTTAAAGAACTCCGCGATATTGTCTCGGACTCCATCATCCGCTTCAAGCTTTGACATCTCGCTGGCGGCAATTCTTGTCGTGTCGATTATCGCCTTCTTGAAGTTCTTTCGCGTGATCTTGCGATCAAGAAGTGTCTCAAAGTCACCTTTGACTTTCAAAAACTCTTCGTAAACTTTGTCTTCCTGCTCCTTTAGTGTCATCATTGTTGATCTTCGTCCTTGTCAAAATATGGTAAAATATCTTGTGTGATTTTTAAGAGCCATCCACAGGAAGTTTGCCAATGCTCGATATCATTGCTCCACATATCTTTCATACGGCTAACGATTCGAATACAGTCGTCCTTGTAAAGGGTGACTTGCTGTCCAGAGGCGCCATAAAGCAATTGATCGCCAAAGACGTTGACGGTGGCATTTATTTTGTATCTCATTGTAAAATCAATCTGACTTGGCAAAGGTAGGCTTCTGGATTAACAGAGAACCATCCTTTAATTTCAAGTTCTTGGGTGAAGAAATTAGTTTCGTTGACTTGGATTTCGCCTTCAATACCGATTTCCGGTACTGAAATTAAAATATAATTATTATTTGAGATGACTTTCGCCTTTGACAGGAGATCGATCTCATATTGTCTTTTGACATCGACTCCGAGATGCTTTGCTGACTTTGGCGTCAATTCAATTCGTCCTTTGTATTTCATACGAGAAAATCTTTTATTTGCTTAATTGCAGTTCGTTTTTCGTCTATCGCTTGATCAAAGAATGTCTGTTGATACATCAGGTTTGCTTGAAAAGCAAGAGATTCTGCGTACTTAACTACGCCACTCTTCAGTTTTTCGTTATCGATGATTAGGCGCTCGGGAATGGTGTAGCCGCACTTTTGAATAGTATTGGCGCAGTCAGCATCAAACAGCATAACCACATCTGCCATCAAAGCCTCGTAGAAGCGATTCGCAAGAAACGCATAGTTCTTATGAGTGTGCTCGTCCTCCATATAAATGGAGTACTTGAACTTGCGAAGATCCTCATTGTTCTTCTGCCATTCAAGCTTGGGCATATAGTTGCAATTGCAGCCAAGAGCTTGGAATTTTTTCCAATTCTTATTTGAAGCAGAAAGAAACACTCCCTCGGTCAGGAACTTCTTGAATGACTCGGCTCGCCACTTGCGGTAGGTGCCGTAATAAATGACACCATTCTTCTGTGAGTGGTCAACAGGAGTTCTGTTCTCGTCCATAATCAGCGAGTTCAGATTAACCGTCAGCCACTTATTGATAAAGTCATTAAGTTTCTTATTTGCAATGTTCTTGTTCAAAATCCAGTGACGGTAGCCTTCTCTGGGATTGTTACAGATCATATCATAGGTCAGGCCCATATTGATGATGCCCCAGCGCAGAAGCTGGTTATCCTCGATATCGTGATCGTTTACAAGCCAGATATACCTTGCCTTGGGGTTCTTCTCAAGAACCTGACGGTAAGGTACGTGCGGCATATACGGCGAAGCGTAGCAGCAGATGATGATGTCGTACTGCTTCTTCAGTACTTCTGGTAGGAAGTACTCGCCGTCAAGAAGATCGGCGCCAAGAGCTTTCTTTAAAATAAGACTATTACGGCAATGAACAATGGAAGTGTCACTGTAATCTTCAGCCAGCGGCTTCCGCTTGCTGGTAGCTTCAATAATTAAAATATTCATTAAATTGAGTTTAAGTATCTTAGAAAGTCCCGCTTAGTTTCCAATTCAGTTTTGTAGGGTCCATAGCAGGACGCATCATCCTCTCCCCAAAAATACCAGCCATCTCCAGCCCAACCAGCAAGCCGAGCCTTATCTTTTGACTCAAAGCTGTCCTCGTACAGGAAAGCTGTTTTAGAGTCGCACCAGCACTGAGACTTGCCGGGGCGAACAACGTGCAAACCACACGCCTCGCCCATCTTGCACTTTACCCAGCTGCTACCGAATCCATCAGAAATGATATCTTCAGGCTTTTTGGAATTGTCCTTGTTCATCAGAATAATAAATCTCCTTAAAGTTAACGTCGTTGAGAAGCTTTTGGCAGTGTCTGCACGGCTTACCCATAGCAACTTTATTGTTCCTGTCAATACGAAACGTGACTAAAGTATGCCTTGAATGGTCGATATTTCCAGACTTAATTACCGCGCAAGCCTCTGCGTGTAAACCACTTCCGTCAAAATAACCATACTTTTGGTTAATTGGGTGAGACTTCTTGGAGTTTCGCCCGATAGAAACTATTTTGCTTTTATTTAAAATGAATGCGAATTTAAGCGAGCAACGATCTTTTGTCAAGCTTTTTCGTTCGAAATCACCAGATAAACATCATTTTCATTTATAATCTTTTTAAATCCAAGCGATTTTGAAAGTCTCAGGAAAGCTTCTAGCTTTTTTCTCTTTTTAAAAACATAGGCATAGATGACATCAAACGGCATTTCTTTAACTTTATTTAAGAATGCCTTGTACATTTCTGGGGTTTGAGCGACCCTAGGGTTTGAGAAAGAATACAGGAAATTTGCGCTTTTGGTTGTTTTCGCGCTAAAAATAAAAGCTGCAAATATTTTATTGTTTGAACGGAAAACAAATGAGAATCTGGTATTCGCCTGCAATACCCTGCTCATTTCTTGGATAAAGGCTGTGGGAGATGATATTGGGTTAACTCCAAAAGAGGATTGGGCCTCAACGGCCATTTTTAATACCTCTGGAATGTCTGTTAGGTACATCCTAGTGACCTCAAAAGAATCTATTTTTATCTTGCTTTTAGGGTCCATCAGTGTAATATAATCTAAAGGTAAAAGGAAATGTCTAGGGAATCTAGTCAAAAGGTAAATTCTGAACTGTTTTCATTAGAGCCAACCGCTCTTCTGGAGTTTTTCGTTATTTATTATGATTACGTTAACACTCCTGATGATAAACTTTACATTCACGGCGGAACTAATGGAATAAATGGTTCGATATACTGGCAGGGCGTTGAGTATCTGCCATTTCCAATCCAAAGTTCTGGATTTGAAAGCAAAGGTGACGGCAGCTTACCAAGACCAAAGCTGGCGGTTTCCAATCAAGATTTCTTCGTATCTAATTTAATTAGACGTTACAATAACCTTGTTGGCGCTAAGGTTGTTAGAAAAAGAACATTTTTAAAGTTTCTTGATAACGCTAACTTCGCAGAAGGGGTCAATCCTTATGGGTCAGCCGACGCCACAGCTGGGTTAGAAGATCAAGTGTTTTTTGTTCTCAGAAGAGCTAGTGAAAACAGGGCGGCGATTGAACT